TCACTAAGAATGTACAGGCAGTATACAGGTGGTTAATGGTAGATTCTATGGACGCAAGTATTAAGGGTGACTATGAGGCTATATCTACAGGTTATGAACAATACGTTGCAAAAGAAGTACATAATACGCAACTTATTAACTTCTTACAGGTAATAGGCCAATTCCCTGAGATAAAGAGTTATCTTAAGAATGAGGCTTTTACTAGACCACTACTCCGTGCATTTAATATGGAGCCAGATAAAGTTGTAAAGACAGAGCAGGAAGTTACAGAGGAACAACAAGCTCAAGTGCAGGCACAACAAAAACAAATGGAAGAAAGTTCTGCGGCACAAGCTCAAGCGGCCCAACAACAAGCTCAAATGCAGATGCAGATGCAGGCTCAACAAATACAACAGCAGGCACAGGCAAATATAGAGGTAGAGCAAAACAAGTCACTATTAGAAGAAAAACAACAAGTCTCTGAAGACCAGCGTAAGATGGAGATGCAGGAAAGATTAGAATTAATTAAACAAGGTAACGTATTAAATGAGACTAATCTAGCACAGCATAGTGTTCTCTTAGAGGAAGATGATATGCGTGTAGAGTCACAAAGAGCTAGAATGCGTCACGAAGAAGCAACTAATAAACAACAAAGGTTGTTAGGAGATGCTCAACGTGAAGCTATGGAGAGGGAGGCAAGAGAAGGCCCACCACCAGAAGAATTGGCAGAACAAGGGTTACCACCAGATGGAGAAGGCCCACCACCTAATATGCCAGAAGACCCAACACAAGCTGGCCCTGCACAAGAGAGACTACAGGGCGGCCCTGATGCACAACAAGTTCAACAAAGAGAGTTCGAGGAAAATGCCCCGCAATGATGTACTAGCAATGCTGTCCCAGTCTCCCGGCTGGCAACAGTACAAACAAATGATTGAAAAAAAGATACAAGATGCATATGATATAATTAAGTCAAAACAATTAGTTGACCAAGAATCAGTTTCAAGGCATAATGTATCTATAGGCAAAATACAAGCATGGCAAGAAATGCTTGATATTGCAGAAACAAAGTAGTATAACAGGAGAACCCTTACACCTTAATTAAGAGGCAGGGAACAAATTTTAAAACCAATCCGTAAACGTATCGGGACATTGGAAGGAGTTATATGTCAGAAGAAGAGGTAGTTGAAGAGGTTGAAGAGTCTGTAGAAGAATCTGAAGCCTCAGACGAAGAACTTTGGAGTCAGGATGAAGCCGAAGGAGATTCAGAGTCAGAGGGCACCCCTCAAAAAGAATCGGAAGAAGAAGAACCTGAAGAGGATTCGGAAGATTCAGAAGAGGAACCTGTAGAAGATGATGAAGATGAGACCGAAGACGAAGAGCCTGAAGAACCACAGCATGATTATGAATCTCGTTATAAGGATTTAGAGCGAGAGTTTCATAAAAGGAATGAAGAGTCTGCAAGGATGCGTGAAGACCTCAATGAGCTAAGGCTCAGAGATGTCGAGCGTGAACAAGCATTAGACAGGGCCAAAAAGGGTCTTTCAGAAACGGAAGAACCCCCGGTAGACCCCCAAGATGCGGAAAAATTCTTCAATAAAGAAGATAAGCAGACAATGGAGGAGTTCAGTGAACTGTCTTCTACATTCCGTAAAATGATCCAACATGAGATGGCGAAGCAGGGTACTACCTTGCAACAAGCCACCTTACAGGCTCAGGAGCGGTTAAAGTCGTTAGAAGAACAGAATCAAGAACAAACCTACCAGAATTTTCTGCGTTATCATGAGAATTATATGCTTGATAATGTGGGAGAAGACTACAGAGATATTGACAAAGACCCTGATTTTCAGGCTTTTGTTCTAGGTAGTCCAGCCATGACAAAAATGATGACAGAGTCAACAGACCCAGTCGATCATGCTTCAGTTATGCAGTTATTCCTTTCCACCGCCAGCGGTGAATCAGCGTGGAGACATTCCGAAGAAGATGAAAAGAAAGCGTCTAAAGCAAGTACCAAGAGACAAGCTAAGAGGACAGCGGCGACTGGTCTTTTAGGGAACTCCGCTCCGATTAAGAGCAAGAATATGGACAATTTGTCCGATGAAGAATTATGGGAAGCCATTCCCGAATAACTAAATAACCTAACTAAAGGAGTAATACTATGGCGGCTTATGGCGGAACTGGCTCGATAAGCGGATCATCTTATGGTGATCTCAGTAAGAATGATGCGTTTACGATTCAGAAAAAAATGCTTCCGATTGCGAAGCGACTGTTGACTTTTGCTAAATTTGCACAAAAGGAAACAAAACCACAAAAACAGGGATTAGAGATTAGACACCGCAGATATGAGAGGTTTCCAATTGTGGACACCCCGATTGCTGAAGGTGTAACCCCGGACTTCTCAAGTCTTGAGCATACAACCTTGATGCACACGTTGAAGCAATATGGCTCATACGTGAACACCACTGATGTACAGCTTGCGGCGGCGGCAGACCCGGTGTTAAAAATCATATCAGAACGGCAAGCAACTCAAGCTGGTGAGACAATTGACTTTCTCAGCTATAAGGTTTTCCGTGCTGGCACACAGGTTAAGTATGTAGGAACATCCGCATCTGCTCGTTCAGATGTTGATATGGGTATCGGTGGTGTTGTACCAGCGGTAAATAATCCCGGTGCTAACACACCAACTTTAGGCCCACTACAAACGGCTATTCGTGCACTTGAGAACAATGATGCAGGGAAACTTAAGTCAAAGTTGAAAGCATCTGTTGGTATCTCCACAGAGCCAATTCGTGAATCTTATATTGCGATTTGCCACCCTGACCTCCGTCAGGACATTCAGGCACTTCCCGGCTTTGTAGCTGTTGAGAAGTATTCTGATCAAGGCGATGCAATTGAGGGTGAGATTGGTGGCGTGGAAGGTGTACGTTTCATCACTACAACTCAGGCAGTTCCTTTCAAGGATGCAGGTGACACTAACGGTGTTGCTAACTGTGTATCCACAGGAGCGGCAAATGCTGATGTATACCCTGTGCTTATTTTTGCAGAGGATGCAATTGGTTGTGCAACACTAGGTGGAATGGATTCACTCCGCTCTAAGGTTGTTATGCCAAAACCCGGCCCCGGTGATCCACTTGGACAGCGTGGAACGGTAGCATGGGACACTTTCTATTCTTGTGTCATCCTACAAGATTTGTGGATGTACAGATTGGAAGTAGCCTGTACTAAACTTTCATAATTAAATAGCCCCTTCTAATGGGAGGGGCATACACTTAACTTAATCAAAATAAGGAATATATGGATTCTTTAAAAACTAAAATAACGAGTGCCAAGCAGATGTCAAAGATTGACTTTGTCAACTTTGCAGATGGTTCCACATGGTCGGCCTCTACTTACAATCGTGTTATTTTCATTCCCTTGGGAGCAAGGGTTTGTGGATTTGGCGTTGCAGTAAGTGATGCGGCTACCACTACATCAGGTGCAAACACATTTACAATTGGTCACCAAGCTGGCACAGCCCAATCCGACACAGGAATGGTAAACGTAGCCGCTACAGCCGATGTTGATGCGTATTGTACTTCAGTAAACCTTGAGGCCGCAGGACTTTCCGGGCCAGAGGGTAACGCTGGTGTAGAGATCATGGGAATGCCTCCAACAATGACTACCACGGCGACATACACGTATGCGCCAAGTTCTACTGCTTCTTGGTCAGATTCAGGTGAGAAAGTTGTCCCAGTAGTTGGACAAATTGTCAACGCTGATGCCCAAACAGCAGGAGCATTTCACTGGTGGGTGGAATGGTGTTTCGATCCAAACATTGTTTGGACTCAGGCATCACTAGCCTAGTAGTATAATTCAGAAGTGGGTGGTTTAGGCCATCCACTTTTTTTAATAAAATAGAAGGAGAAAATATGTCCATAGCAGGCGGATTATTACCAACAGAGAATTTACCGAATCAGACAAGGGATAGCGGATATGCACCAGCAGGGGATGGGCGGTTTGTGGTTCTACCTAATGGTATGAAAATGGCGGCAGAGTGGAAGAGGGGCGAAGAAGTTCCTGAAGGACACGCTGTTATTAATATTGACTACGGCAAGGATAATACTGAGATGGGGCCAGTGCCAGTGACTCATGGAGATTGGACAATAGTTATACCAAGGGGTTCCGATAGGATTGTACCTCTTCAACATATGAACATACTGAATGATGCTATTACCACTGATTACTTCCAGAAGGATTTGTCACAAGGTCTCACACCAAGAACTAATAGGCGATTTAACTTTGTAGTTAAAAAATACCCGAAGACAGGTGCAAAGGCTGGTGTAGAATTTGATGAATCATCTACTCCTATAACAAAGGAAGATATAGAAGGTGCAATAGAGCGTCATGAGGTTATTGACCTTGACCAATAATGAACCGAAAACAAATCAGGGAGCGTGTCGAACAAGCCTTACAGGATTCTGCTAATAAACACTGGACAGATGGTGAATTAAATACTTATATAAATGATGCCTTGAATGAATTCACAAGGCGAGTTAGATATCCGCAAATAGAGGGATATGCTACTAACGGAACATCTGGCACTGTTATAGGAGAAGCCACACAGACTGGTACGCTCACTGTAGATAATAAAACTGCAAAAATTACTTTTTCTGGTGTACACGGATACTCAGAAGGTGATGCTATTAGTATTAGTGGTGGTGCCCCTAGTCAGTTTGTTGGCACATTTAATATTGCTGTCCCCTCTACTACTACATTAACCTATCAAATAGGAACCGCTGGAACTGTCACAGATGCCAGTGTTTCCTGCTTTCGTGTAGGCCCGGTTTTTACAATACCATCCACAATTGCAGAGATAGTTTCCATCAGCCTAGATGGAAGAGAACTCAACATCTTCACAGAATCAGAACTTAATGCGGCGGCCTCTTCCAGAGGTGGCAGGCATTTTATGCTTGAATCCTCAATGGGTTTCCATCCAAACGCATTCTCTTCCGTAATAACATCCACAAGTAATACCCCTAAATGGCGTGACCAGACTGGCCCAATAGAAGGGGTTATATTCAATAATAGAACAGCCTCTTCCTTTAGGGTATTCCCATTACCAAAAGCAGATAAGGATTTATATGTAGATAAGGATGCTACAACTAAAGTATTCCACTCACTTAAAGTTCGTGGTGTACCAAAGGATAATTCACTAGCATCAGACACTACAGAGCCAAAGGTTAATGCATACTGGCACGAGAGTATTGTATGGGGTACATTAGAGAGAGCATATCTTAAAGAGTCACAGCAAAGAAATGTTGCAAAATCAGGTGAATTTAGGCAGAAGTTTATGGAAAATATTGCCCAAGCTAGTACAATGGAAGGAATGACATCAGGTGCTTTATCAGAAGGGCGTAATCAATCAGGATTTATAGTAAACCGTAGTTTATAAAGGAGTAAAAATGGGAATAAGAAGAGTAGAAAAAAAGAAACCTACCAGCATCGGTGGAGTAATAAAGGAAAAAGAACAAAAAAGAAAGAGTGATAAAGCGTTTGAAGCGTTTAAAGCAAGGGTGTCAAAAAAACGAGCGGCAAAAAAACCAAAGAAAAAACAAGTGCTTGATACAGATTCTCTTTATGGCGACTGGCTTGACTCTCCAAGCAAGGCGGCTAAAAAGAAGCGTAAAAAGTTTGGTTATTCTGGTAAAGAAAGCGTATAGGAGTCTATAATGGCAGTAGTAGCAAAAAGGCTAACAGCTAAGGCTAAAGCTAGAAAGAAAAAGAAATATTTTACCAACAATCAAACTGGTAAGAAGGAACTAGCTCCACCTCCGGGCTACGTGCCAGAAAAAAAGAAGCCTGCGGTAAAAGCTAAACCCTTTAAAATGGTTGGCGGTAAAAAGTATACCATGAATGAAAAGGGCATATATCTTGATAAAGATGGTTATGGCTCTAAAGCATTAGGATACCAAGTACCAAAATCAGCTAAGAAGAAGCCTGTTATTATGGGGGGAGAAAAATACAAGAAGAACAAAAAGGGTGAATTTGAGTCAGTTAAGAAGAAGCCAGAAAAAGCAAAAACCTTTAAAATGGTTGGTGATAAAAAATATACCCTAAATAAAAAAGGTGTATATGTAGACAAAGATGGCTATGGTTCTAAGGCATTAGGATACCAGATACCCATAAAAAAGAAGCCTGTAGCAAAAAAGAAGAAAGAACAGAAAATACCTCCGGGTGGAATAAGTCTTGGTAGTTCTTCAACAACTACATGGAAACAAACTCCAACGAGTAAGGCTGTTGATGATAGAGAATATAAGAAAAAATCAAAGAGGTGGTTAAGAAGTAAAAACAAGTCATGGGCTAATCAGCCAGTACGTCCACCCTCAGTTGGTGCCAGTGCGACAATAAAACGTAAAACTGATGCAAAAGGTTCAAGCAGTTCATTTAGTGGGCCGGGAGGAATGAAGCCTAAGTGGATGGACTTGTATGGTAACTGGATGGAAAAGCAAGAAAAATTAAAGAAGAAAAAATAATGGCTCATGAAGTAACCGAAACATGGGAGATAGATGGGAAGTGGCACGTTAGGCCATCTAAAGGAAAAAATAAAGGTAAAACTTTAAAAATATTTGAAACAGAAAAAGAAGCTAATAACTGGGCAAGCAAGCGTTCAAAGGATTATAAACCAAAGATGGCAAAACGTGATTACAAGGACGAGTATAATAAGTTCCAGAAGGATAAGAGTGGTTACAGGGCAAAGCTAAACAAGTACAACCGCATGAAGGGCACATACGGTAATGGAGATGGGTTAGATGCATCTCACAAGGGAGGCAAAATAAAAGGGTTTGAATCAGAGTCTAAGAATAGGGGTAGACGAGAAAAAAGTAGGAAGAAGGGGTTCCTCCAACAGCAAGGATTATATAAATGACAGCAGGCGTATACCACATTGAGATAGAACAGGGAGCAGACTACGCCCTAGCGGTAACGTACAAGGACTCCGCAGGTCTGGTCTTTGACCTATCCTCTGGA